AAAGGATGTTGGCGCACTAAAGGTCGCAGCGGAATCAGCTGCAAAAACAATATCAGATAATTCTGGAAATATATTAAAAGTCTTATTTCCTGGCACAAATAATAATGTTGCACCAGCTGGTATAGGATTTATTCATAAGAATAATATCAACTATGATGCTGACGTAAAAACATACTTGATTGACATCAATGGTAATCTGGATGTTAGTGGAACGGGTGTTATTGCTGGTGCAGTTACAACTGCTGCCTTGACTGCTAGTGGTATTATCAAAACATAAATACAAACACATATTGGAAGTCTGATAAATCTTCTATGATGAAATAAAATACATCAGAGAGTGTATAAATACTATTAAAGAGGAATACATATGGCCAGCAAGGACGCATATTATGATGGTACGCACACCGGCGCTGATCGTGCTGCACAGATATATTCTGACATAGATTTATTCTTCGGCCCGAAAACTGGTTCAAAGGATATCACTAAAGTTATTGACGTTACAGCAGTCAAGAGGTCTGTAAGAAACCTGATACTAACCAACCCCTACGAGAAGCCCTTTCATCCAGAGATTGGTTCTGGTGTAAGAGGCGTTCTGTTTGAACTTATGACTCCAATCACGGCATATGTTCTAACGATGAAAATTGAAGAGGTGATTGAAAATTTTGAACCCAGAGCTCGACTTGTTGGAGTGAGGGCTATTCCTAATCTAGATAACAACGCATATGAAGTTACCATTGAGTTTTATGTTGTTAACGCACCCACAGAACTTGTCACTATGGAAGTTCTATTAGAGAGAATACGATAATGGCAGCAACGGCAAAAAGACTCAGTGTAACAGAATTTGACTTTGATGAGGTAAAGGATAACCTAAAAGTTTTTATGCGAAACCAAACTGAGTTTAAGGACTATGACTTCGAAGGTTCTGGTCTGAGTGCTCTTCTGGATGTGCTTGCATACAACACTCACTATCTTGGTTTCAACGCAAACATGCTTGCAAATGAGATGTTCCTTGATTCTTCACAGTTACGATCAAGTGTTGTCTCTCACGCCAAAACCTTGGGTTACTCCACTCGCTCTGCTAGAGCATCCAAGGCGGTCCTGAATGTTTATTTAAACACAACCATTACAAGTGCAACAATGCCAGCGGGTACAGTCTTCACTGCCAGCGTTGGTGATTCGTCTTATCAATTTGTCACTGTACAAGATGTAACTGTTGCAAATATCGGCTCTGTGATTCCATTTAATAGTTTAAGTGTATATGAAGGAAGTTATGTTTCAACTAGGTACACAACGGATACCCAGAATGTTGAGCAGAGATTCCTTATCAACGATGCCCGTGCAGATACGACAACTCTTACAGTCAAGGTTCAAAATTCTTCGACAGATAGTATCACCGCGACATATACTTTGGCAACAGATATCGCTGCTCTGACTTCAACTTCAAAGGTTTATTTCCTGCAAGAAGTTGAGGATGGAAAGTTTGAGATATATTTTGGTGATGACATTTTGGGTAATGCTGTAGAAGACGGAAATATTATCATATTAAACTACGTTGTCACAAACAAAGGTGTTGCCAATGGCGCTTCCACATTTACCAATTCTGCTGCAATTGACACTGTTAATAGTGTCAATGTGACAACGGTGTCTTCTTCTGCTGGTGGTTCTGAACCAGAAACAATTCAGTCGATTAAGTATAACGCTCCCCTAGACTATGCGTCACAGGGTAGATGCGTTACATCAGAAGATTATAAAACATATGTCAAACAACTCTTTCCTAACACTCAAGCGATTTCTGTTTGGGGTGGAGAGAATGGTTCATATAATTCAGTTACTGGTGTGTCAGAAATTGCAGAATATGGTAAAGTTTTCATTAGTGTGAAATCGACAACTGGCCTAAATTTGAATGAAATTCAAAAGGCACAATTGGTCACGGACTTAGCCCCATATACTGTTGCGTCAATTTCTCCTGTGGTTGTAGACTCAGAGTCACTAAACCTAATACTCACTGTCAATTTCAAATATGACTCCAATGCTACGACAAGTAGCGGGGAAGCACTTGAGAGTCTTGTAAGTTCTACTATCACAAATTATAACGCCAACTATCTAAAGGTGTTCAACTCTGTGTTTAGACATTCTCAATTTACAGGGTTGGTTGATGCCACTGATTCTGCGATATTAAGTAACATCGTTACCGTAGCCCTGTCTTCTCTATACACCCCAAATACGGCGGGGTCTTATTCCTTCACATTTAATTTTGGAAACCCACTATACAATCCACACTCAGGCCACAATGCATCGGGCGGCGGTGTTATAGCATCAACAGGTTTTTATATAAGTGGCAACACAAATGAAATGTTCTTTGATGATGATGGTGATGGTAACCTTCGTATTTACTATTTGGTTGTTGGTATTAGAACTTATTATAGTGTAGTTGCTGGCTCGGTGAATTATGCAACGGGATTAGTATCAGCAAATCCAGTTTATATCACGTCAGTGTCTAATGTTGATGGCAGTACATCAACGGCTATAAGAATGACCACAACTCCAAGTTCGACTGATATTGCTGGTAAGAGGAATCAAATACTTGAGATAGACACTCTTAACACGACTATTATAGGGAGTCAAGATACCATCGCTGTTTCTGGTTCTAGTGCTGGGACATATACCACAACCTCATCTTATGTTGCGCCTTCGAGTTATTAATCATGCCCCCCTTTGACATGTCTTGGACCCCAGCGTTAGAAAATAAACTCAGCACCCAGATTGACGGGCAGCTGCCCGACTTCATTGCTGAAGATCATCCGAAGTTTTCCCAGTTTCTAAAATCGTATTATCAGTTTCTTGAAGCTGGTGAACTCCAGTTAACAGTCAATATTGATAACATCCTTTTGGAAATCAATACTGCGACCAATCTTCTGAACGAAGATGGCACTCTGATTGTTACGGAAGTTGGTTCTGGTTCCACGGGTAAGTTTATAGATGGAGAGACAATCACAGGCGGCACATCCTATGCAACCGCAACTGTTCTTGTTGAAGACCTTGGGCATACAACACCAAGGATGTTCATCTCCTCGCAACAGTTATTTGAGACGGGTGAAACTGTAACAGGTGGAACCTCTGGTGCTTCTGGTGTAGTCACAAGATACCGGGCAAACCCTGTTCAGAACATTCAACAATTGTTGGCATATGCTGACATTGACAACACCATCTATGATTTCATTGAAGAGTTTCGTAAATCTTTTATGGAAGGAATTCCCAGTAACCTTGCAACTGGTATCAATAAAAGAAATTTAGAAAAACACATTCGTGAGTTATACCGAAGGAAGGGAACTAAAGAGGCCGCTAAACTCTTTATGAGAATCCTTTTGGATGAGAGTGCTGAGGTATTTTATCCAAACCAATATATGATGAAAATCTCTGACGCCGATTGGGATAAACCAACAGCCATTCGGTGTGCAACTGTTGGTACTGCTATTGCAGATGAACTTATCGGACAGTCAATCACCGGCCAGGGTAGTGGGGCAACCGCGCTTGTTGAAAGTTCATCAATCTTTTCAGCATCCGGCGGTATATCATATGTAGAATTTGAAATCTCAAATATAGTAGGAACCTTTGAGGTTGGTGAAACACTTTATGGAATATCTTCTGTAGAAGATGTCCAATATGATTTTGTCATTAAACAAATAAACTCTGACGCATCAATTTCGAATAATGGGACACTGTATAGTGTTGGAGACACTATTGACCTTGATACTTCTATTGCTATTGGTAGTGGCGATATTTTAGCTAAAGTTGGAGAAATTCAGAGGGGTTCCGTTTCTGGTGTTGCCGTTGATGATGGTGGAACTAATTACGAACTTGGTGACCTTATAGTTTTTATTGATAATGGTTCAGAGGCGGGATTAGTTCAGCCGGCCGAGGCCGAAGTTACGGTTATTCATGGCAACCTTATCGATGAAACTGATTCCGACACTATTCTACAGGAATCTGGTACGACTACTTTTGTTAACCTATTCAATGTTGCTCTTGAAGAGGGCACAATAATATCAGAAGAGCCCTATGCCGTATATGGTACTGACACAATATATAGTAATGCGCTCGGTTACAACTATCCAATTTATCTGACAAACTATGCAGCAGAAGATGTTACTATCGTGAGGGCATCTGCGGCTGTCAATGGTGCTACAGTTGCTTCAACAACAATCACGCTGGATAGTAATAGTGGCACCATTGCTATAGGTATGAGACTCAAGAGTAATAGTATTAGTGCGGGTGCCACAGTGACGGTTTCTACTGTTGCAAGTCAAACATCAATCACGATATCCAGCGCACAGACATTTCCAGATAACGAAGTGCTGGTATTTGCATCTACTCCAACAGAAATAAGAGAGTATAACTTTAAAGAATATCCAGGCACAATTTTTTATTCTCCTGTTGCAACAACGGCCTATGCCCAGTCAACATACAGTACAACAACATATAAGCTTTATGGTGGTAACTTTAATCATCGCTCAGATCAACTCTATGGTGAGTCTGGCAATGCTGCTTCCTATACAGGCACGATCAATACTGAGGTGGTGCTTGGCGATAGAGTGGAGATGGAGTCTGCACTAATCACAACCACTCCAGATAATAATCGTTATGCCGACGAAGGATTTATTTTAGAATCTGGCGATGGTGATATTACAAAAATATTTGTAACTGAGGTTGGTGAAGGGTATTCACTATTACCTTCTCTTACTGTGAGAAGTGAATATGGTGCCAGTGCGAAAGTTCTTGCAACCACTACAGATATAGGCCGAGTAGAATCCATCGATGTTGTTAACCCAGGCTTTAATTATAGTGAGGCACCAAGTTTAGAACCTCGAGCAAACTTTGTTATTAAGGACATAACAGGCACCTTTGTTGTGGGAGCTGCATTAACATCACACACAGGAACAGTTCGGTCATACGATTCTACAACTCAGGTTGTAGAAGTTTCTCTTGAAGATAGGGTTGCTATCCAAAGTGAATCGTTTGGAACTACTTCTAATGAGGGTATGCTTCTTGAGGCCTCCCTCACAACCAATGCTTATATTGATGACAATCTTATCATGGATGCTAATCTTATCTATGGTGAAAATCTGGTTGATGCGAGTGGAGACAGACTTTTACTAGATGCCATTTCGGCAACAACTGATTTCGTACTCTTGGAGGATGGTCAGGGTGAACTCATCATGGAGCATCCAAATACCGAAGAACTGGCCCAGACTATCCTTGAAGATGGTAGTGGTTCACTTAGGTCAGAACCAGATACCTACGGTCATGATGATGATAATATCATGGGTGAGTTCATCAGTCAAGAATCTGGATTTAGAACCGATGATGCAGTTTATGTCTATGACCTTAGACAAGTAAAATTTGTATTGGAAAGTTTGCCACCAGCTGGTGTCTTGAGATTGACAGCGGAAGCCGGAAACTTTATCCTACTTGATGCTGACCTAGAATATAAAGATGATGTGGTTCTCAATGGAACTGACGCTACATCTGCTAATGCTGGTGACAAACTTGTCTTCAATGCTACAGATGCATCTGGAACAAGTGACCCTAGCAACTTGGTTGTTCTGGAGGCAGGGTTAACCAACGATGCTAATGAAAAACTTCTATATGAAACTGATGATCCCTTCACCAACTTGGTATTGGACGGCGTAGATTCTTCTAGTTTACATGCATCACAAAAAGTATTGTTTGAGGACGCTGGCATAGATTTCTCCGCCGGAACAACATCATTAACAACTGCTACGGCTTCTGGAACAATCGTTCATGCTGATGTTGCAAAGGCTTCATTCACCTTGGGAACGACTATTGAGAAAGAAGGCCTGTATGGTGGTATTGAAAGTCTTATTGGTGAAGAACTGATCAAAATTCAAGACTCTTATTATTATCAACAGTTCTCCTATGAGATTCAGTCGAATGCTGGTGGTAATTCATATCTGAATGAGCTTAAGAAAGCAATTCACCCAGCTGGGTTTCATGTTTTTTCTAAGGTTGTCCAAACTACTCTCGTTTCTGCTGCAATAGAAACAACTGGTGCAAGTCTCGGTACGAATGATTATGACGCCAATACCTATAGTGCAATTCTTGCTTCTACGTTTACAACTCTATTCAGTGAGACTATGCAACGCCGGCTTGGTGTTATGGACGAGGAAGATTATGAAATCCTGCTAGAAACCTCAGAGACATCAACTCTCAGCGATGTAATCGTATTAAACCAAACTGATAGCAGCGCTTCTGATGCTGGTTACAATATAGAATTTGAAACGCCACTATTTGCATTTACAGACTTTGATGCTTTCGAAATACAACATGGCACAGGTCAGGGAGATTGGGGCTCTCTATTAATCAATAGTACAGATGGGTCGTCTAATGATGGTGATAAGATTATACCTGAGAGTGCAGAGGCAGTTTCAAATAATCTGATACTTGACAGTAACAACGACAGCAATCACTTGCTTAGGGTTGGTGGCGGTATATTATTGGATCAAACTGATAGCAGTGCTTCTGATGCTGGCGACAGTATAGAACTTGAAAGTAGTATTTGTGATGGAGTTTTGGTTCTTGCAAATGAAAGGCCTAATACTGTTGATAATTTGTTGGATGAAGATAACGCAAACAGATTTGTCGGTAGTACCACAGTAGATAACACTTCTGAGGTTTTCCTACGGTCAAGTATTACAACCAAACTTAGTGCTACGATCAATAAGACACACAATACTTCTAATGGTTTGGTATTCCTTGCAACAGCTGATATTAAATCAATAACTGGCGACACTTTGGCAATGGAAGATGGATTAAGTCAGCGAGGAAGTAGTTTATTGATTACGGGTACGTCTGACGTGTCTCCTGAAGGCGCTGTTGCCTCAGCTGATGCCGGTGACCAATTCTTGGTAGAAACTGATGTTGATGTTAATCTTAGTCAGAGTGTAACGATAAGCACATTTACTTCTGTTGCAAATGATAACTTAGTACAGGATACAGCTGCTAATGAGAACGACAACTTGATTTTAGAAAATCCTGTTGGGTTCCATGGCGGTGGTGCGCTACTGGGTGAAGACTTTATCATAGATGCTTATTATAATAATGATATATTATTAGAGTCAGGATATAATATATTGACTGAGGATAACTGTAACTTGCGTAATGAAGATTCAGCTACAGGAAGTGACTTCAGTCGTGATTCTTTAGTCAATATATCTGATGATAATTCCCTTGATACCATTGTTCTTGAGGGCGATGAGCTTGGGACATTTAAACAAGAGGACGAGACAACCGTAACAGGAACCTTTGGTGATGATATTCTGTTAGAAGATGCTACTAGTTTTGGTGTTGAGGATAAGCTTAGTCTAGAAAAAACACTTATTGCTCTAGAAACCTCATTAAATACTGGTGAAATACCATTTGGTGCAACGGAGATTACTACACTTGCTCCGTTTGCTAAACCATCAGATATTTTTGTTCGTACAATTGGTAAAATGTCACTTGAAGACTATGATCAGGGGGACAATATAGTTTTTGATACTGCTGTTAATGCTGGTGACGATATATTACTTGAAGATGGAACTGAGCTTGATCTTTATAGTAGTTATATATCTTCTGGTATTCTTGTTGAGCTAGGATTTAGTAGTGGTACAACAACTTTTGATTCCAGTACATCTTTTGATGAACTAAAGGTATAAATATAACAAAGGAAGACTGAATAATGACATATCAAGCAATAGGATTAGGTACAACCGTAGGGGATGGCACTGGCGATTCCATTCGTGATGGTGGTGATAAGATCAATGATAACTTTGTTGAAATCTATACCCTGTTGGGTACAGGTACAGCACTAAGTTCTGGTATCAGTGCTACTGCTACTGTTGTTACTCTCGCTGGACCATCAATTAGTGGCGTTGCATCATTTGCAGACGGCAGCGTATCTGCGCCGTCAATTACAAACACGGGTGATGCAGACACCGGCATTTACTTCTCTGCCGCTAATACAGTTGCCGTTACCACAGGGGGAACTCTTAGGGCTTCAGTTACAAGTGCTGGTCTTGATGTTGTAGCTGATGTTACTGCTGCAAATTTTCAACCTGATGGCGATACCTCTACAGGAGATGCTGCAGCATTTGGCTATACAAGTGTCCTTGGTGCAATCATAACAGGTCAAGGATCAACCAATGATGTAACCATTGTTAATGATGCTGATACTACAGTTATGGGTGTAGCCACAGGTACAACTACTGTCAATTTTGCTGGACAAGTTACTGGAACAGGCTTCACAGGCACCTTGGACGGAATACTTGGCTCAGGCACTCCTGCTGCAGCAACTGTGAC